CTGACGCGAACGCCGAGCCTATAATATCAGTGGGCCCGGGCTAAAACTTGCGCTCGCCCCTATTCCTGCTAGGACTATCCGCGCCGCAGTTAGCCCCGATAACGCAGGGCTTTCTGTCTCCGTTGTGGCTCTTGGGCTTATCCGGCGAAACCGGCGTTATCCCGCCTGTAACTGTATTCCGGCGCGGCGGTCACAACGATGACGATGAAGTTATGGGAATTGTGATGGCTTTTATGGGAGTAATCGCAAATGGGCGTACCTAGAACACTGGCCAAAGGGTTATCTAAGCTCAAGGAAGCGGCAGAACTCCGCAAGCTAGGCGGCACCCAGGCAGAGCGCATGGCAAGGGCGGCAGAGCAGGGAAACAAAATACCTGCTTATCACGGTGGCGACGGTGGAGTGCTGGACTTCACGCCTGGCAGTAACAGAGGCTCTATGGGGGCGGCGTATTTTAACGACAAAATACGCAACGCCTACCGATACGCTTATGGCGGTGGCATAGATGAAGGAAGGCCATTAAGGGAGTATAGGGATTTACAAAGAGAGCAGTTGCCCGACAGAAACCCAGTGGTCCAAAAAGTATTGCTGCGGATGCAAAAGCCGTTATCTCCATCTGATGTCACCAGTGATATGGTGATTAATGCGCTAGGCAGAGACAGGGTTATTAGTCTGCTCGACAATGATTACTCATTTGCTGCCCACATTGATGAGAATTTCGAAGGGAGCAAAAAAGCGTTTTTATCTGATGATTCAAATCTTCGAGACTGGCTGGATAGGTATGACGATGAGGGGGCTGTTATTTTAGAGCACGACAACGAAGCTATAGGCAGTGACCGTAGTGGCCCGTTTGTTTTTGCACACATAAATGGATTATTAAAGGATGTAGTCTCTAAAAACGGCTTTGACGGTTTTAAGTTTTATGACAATGAGATGGGCGGTATTACATATGTGCCGCTTGAGCCAAACCAGATTCGCTCAGTAAACGCCGACTTCAACCCTGCCCACAAGGACAGCAGCAACCTGCTAGCGGGTATCGGCAATCTAGCAGCACCTTTGCTTAAAACCGCCGCGACAGGCACTGCTTTGTACACGGGCGCTGCTGCACTGGCGCCGGAGAAAGTAAACGCAGGCCCACTGCAAACCCTTGGCAGGGCTGCGCCATACCTGACTTCTGCCGCATTGGGCGGCGCTGCTGCGCTGCAATCGGGGGATGCGGAGGCAGGCATCATCACAAGGGGCGGCAGGCGGCTGATTGAGGCGTGGCATGGTAGTCCGCACAGCTTCGACAAGTTCGACATATCCAAGATTGGCACAGGCGAAGGGGCGCAGGCTTACGGGCATGGGCTTTACTTTGCGGATGCAAAAGAAACGGCGGGCGAGTACCGCAAAAAGCTGACAAGCGGCACATTCCGCAGCTCGGACGGTTCCGTATTTGATGCCGCGAGTGTGATAAAAAATCCCAATGTCAGGACGATATTGGAAAGGACGGACGGAGACATAGACGCCGCGATTGCAAGAGCAAGGCAATCCATTGAGGCGGTGCCGGGAACGCAAGGCGCTGAATATGCCGCCGCTGATTTGGTGACGCTTGAGAAAATGAAGGAGGCAGGCGGTATTGCTCGCCCACAAGGAGCAATGTACCGCACCCAAATAGACGTAGACCCCGACACGCTGCTTGATTGGGATAAACCGCTGAGTGAGCAGCCGGATAATATCAAGGCCGCATGGGGTAATTTTGTTTCAAACAATCCTGCTTATGCCGATCCGGCGAAAGTAGGTGGGCAATTTGCCAATCCCACTGGCGAACAGTTTTACAGCGCCATTTTCGAGGAATCTCCGGGTATGGGAATGCCTGCTAGAGCGCAGGTAACGGAAACACTAAAGGCGCAAGGCATCCCCGGCATCCGCTACCTTGACCAAATGAGCCGTGGTGACGTAGCGGAGCCAACCTACAACTATGTGATGTTCGACGACAAGCCTATCAGCATCGTAGAGCGCGGCAACGCCACTCCCGCCCTACTCGGAGCCACCGCAGTCGGAACAGGCGCAGGGATGTATGCGGCATCAGATGCACAAGCCTATAACGACTACATCCGTGACGAAATGGAAGCCCGCACAGCCGCTGACAAGTTCACGCAGATGCGCGGAAGCAAGGCAGGCTATTGGGAAGCCCGCAGGCAGGAACTGTTGGATATGGTGAATGGTTTGGGCGAGATGGCAAACAACGTGGTACTGCCCGCCCTCGACAAGCCGCTGCAAGGGTATTTGGGGTTGGCGGGTACTGCCGGTGCTTTGGCTCAGGGTCAGGGACTTCAACAGGCATTGATGCAAGGCGCGAACATCGCCCGACAGCCAAGCGAGCAGACCACTTACAACATGGGCGGGGCGGTGACAGACACGCTTTCACCCTATACAACACCGGAAGCCGCAGCAGCAGCGGGCGCGCTGACCAATGCCGGCATTCAGATGTTGAGTCCGATTTAAAGCGAACGGAGGCGCGTTTCCTCCGGCAACTAGAGGGTAAGACGATGGGCGAAGAAGCATACACAATTGATGGACCCGAAGAACTGACGGGCGAGGAATTGACGCCGGTTCCTGAAGCCACGCCGGAACCTGCGCCAGAAACACCCGCACCAGAACCGGAAGCCAAGAAAGCCCCGCCTCCACTGACCCCTGAACAACAGGAATCAGTTAACGAAGCCATAGGCAAGAAAGTCGCCAAGCAGCGCGAAGCCGAACGGCAGGCGCAAGAGTACCAGGCCCAACTCGCCGAAGCCCAAAAGCGCCTACAGCAGTACGAAGCCCCGGTAAGGCCGGATATTCCGCCTCCTCCTGACCCATACGAGGATAACTTCGCGCAAAAAGTGGCCCACCGCGATGCCATGATTGCCAAGGCCGCGCAGTTCGACGCTGAAATCAATTGGCGCAACACACAGGAACAGCAGCGCCAGCAGCAGATTGCCGCCGAGGAACGGGCAAAGGTAGCCAAAACGGTTGAAACCTACAGCGAAGTGGCTACAAAGCTGGGTATCACCTCCGAGGAGTTGGCCGAAGCAGGCAGCAAAATAGCCCCCTATATCCCCGACAGGCTGGCTTTGCGCATCCTGAATGACGCTTCTGGGCCGGAAATAACCACATTCTTGGCCAAAAACCTTGTGGAGCTGGATAAGGTCACGCGAATGGACCCAGAAGATGGTGCTGTTTACCTTGAAACGGTTATCAAGCCTTCTGCCAAGCGAGCGCCACCCAAATTGGCACCGGAACCCACTGAAAAGCTGAGCGGGGCATCTATGCGAGAGTCCGATAGAGGTCCATCAGGCGCGACTTACGAATAACACCAGATACGCCCGCCATGTGCGGGCTTTTTTCTGTGCAACTATTGACACAAGCATAAAATTGCATAGGATGTAACTACGGGGAGCCAAATCCCGGTAAAACTCTGTTTGGCATTGCTGGTTGATTTCCGCGTACAGCAGCGGGACGAAACTTAACTCAATGCTTTATGGAGACATACCATGTCCAACTCATTTGACTCAAACTTTACCCGCAAACTTGCGCCGATCATCCTCGATGCGTTTGAAAGCAAGCGCACAATTACCAAGAACGTAAACACTCAGTTGCTGGACGGCAAATTCGCCGGTTCCGACACTGGCACCATCGTCGATTTTAAGCGCGCCACGGACTACAAGAGTATCCGCACCGCGACAGGTGATATTTCGGCATCAACCGCCAGCGATATCATCACCGGAAAGGCGAAGGGTGAGGTGCAGGACTATTTCACTGTCTACGTCAATTACGACGAAGCCGATGAAGCCCTGAAAATGGCGCAGAAAGACCAACTCGTTGACATGCCGATGATGAACCGCATTGTTACCGACTTTGAGCTGGATTTCGCCGCATTCATGATGAAGAACACCGCTCTTTCCTCTGGCACTGTCGGCACTCCGATTACCACATGGGCGCACGTTGCCAATGCTGGCGCTACGATGGAGTCTGCCGGTATCCCGAAGGATGGTGACTGGAACCTGGCGATCAACCCGTTCACCCAAGTCGCGCTTGCTGGTACTCAGCGTTCGCTTGGCACTCCCGGAACGACTGACCCTGCCAACCGTAACGCGACCATTACCGACAACTTCGCCGGTATGCACGTTATGTCGGCAACCACGCTCGGCACCTACACCACCGGGACTGGTGCAGACCGTGCTGGCACGTTGTCAGGCACGCCAACGGCGACCTACCTTGCTGCCAAGGACACCATGACGCAATCACTTGCGGTCACTGGCTTTCAGGCGAACCTGGTTGTTGCCGCTGGTGAGACGATTACGGTCACTGGCCGCTATCGCCGAAACCTGTCCACCCGCCAGCCGATTCTGGACTCAACGGGCGCACAAGTGCTATGGAGTGCCACGGTAACCGCGTCGGTAACTCTCGGTGCATCTGGTGAGGGTACGCTGGTTTGCACCGGCCCTGCTATCTACGAGGCGGCAGGCGCTTACAACACAGTGGTTGCTGCGCTGACTTCTGGTGACGTGGTTACGCTCGGAGGTTCCGCTGTTACGACCTATCAGCCCAATATCTTCTGGCACAAGCAGGCGTTTGCGGTTGGTAGTGTTCCCATCAAGAAGCTGTACTCAACCGACACGATTGCAACCACGCGAGACGGTTTGCAGTTGCGCATCTCGAAAGGGGTGGGGTTCCTTGAGAACTTGCAGAAGGTGCGGATTGATTTCCGGCCCGCTTACGGCGTGATGAACCCCTTCTTTGCTGGCAAGGCTTGGGGTTAATCGGTTCGGTAGTGATCGGGCGGCTTCGGAGGAATCTGAGCCGCCTTTTCTTTTTGCGGAGAGAGAACATGACCACGATTACCTATGACCGGCCAAGCGGTTCAACATTGACCGTGAACGACACCCCCGAGACTCGCGCCCTTGCTGCGGAGAACGGATGGGTGGAAGCAGGAACGAAGAAAGAAAAACCCGCCAAGAAAGAGAAGCCGCATAAATGAACGGAATCGACAACATCGCGGGCTACACGCTGACAGTCGGCACTGCTGACTTTGTTATTACCGATTCTATTGCGCAGTACGACCCCATTGTTGACAACCTGGCTGACGGGGATGAGTGCAGCTACAAGGCGCAGTTCATTGATCCTTCATTCAGTGATGATTACGAAACAGGTCGAGGCACCTGGAATGCGGGAGCGGGGACCATATCCCGCACGACCATCAAAACCTCTAGCAATAACGGCTCGATTGTAGACTTCGGAGCCGGTCCCAAAGTCGTATTTATTGTGTCCGATTATGAATCGCTGACGGACATGAACAACATGGTGGACTCTGCTGAAGGCGCGGGTTCACTCAAGATGACCACCGCAGAGCGCACGAATATTGCGGCAAATGTGGCTCTGCTTGCGACAAGGGGTGAGGCGTTTACTGCGGATTACGGCACAACCGCAGGCACTATTGCGGAGGGGGATGATGCTCGCTTTGGGTCTGTGGACATAGGCGATCTGACGCCTGCGGCGTCCATTGCTGGCACAGAGCTGTTTCCTGCTGACCAGGGTGGGAGCGGTGTAAGCATTACCGCTGACCAGATACTGGCCGACCCTTACGCACAAATAAAAGGGTATGCGTTTACCCGGTTTAAAGGGTATTGGGGCTGCACAGATATCAGGCCAAGCTACTCAAGCACCACAGACGATTCCTTAATTGATAACGCGCCGCTTGTGTTATATCGAGGGGGCGCAGCAGCAGGAGCCTCTAACCTTGTAGGCACATACTTTGCGTCATGTGTTGGTCTTACAACAGGCACAGATACCACAGGCTACGCTGTCGCTGTGCATCTTGATCAGAAGTATATATTTATTCCCGGAACAAGCGACCTAGATCAGCGATGGGCGCTTTTGATTCCAGTCCTTCCGACCAGTGGTGTTCAGGACTTCACTATTCAGGTTGGCTTTATAAGTGGATTTCCTGCTCTCGCAGTGCAGGGAATATACCTTGAGTTAACCGGCGCGAGTCCTAATTGGTTTGTGTGCGTAAAGGATGTGGCAGGAATCGAGCGTGTTGATACTGGTATTGCCGCCATAGCAGCCACCCCTATTACATTGCGCGTGGCATATAGCGGAGACGCTGAAGAAAGCCGATTTTGGATTGACGGCGTTGCTACAGACCCCATTTTGGATACAACCCGCGCTGTCGATTTGGTGGCACTGCTAGGCATGGTTTGTGGCATCCGCAAAACAGCCGGGACAACCGCACGGACCCTAGTATTTTCTAATCACAAATACGATAACGGCAAGGTCGAGGTTCCAAACTTCGGATGAAGGCATAACTGATGGCATGGTGGACCGGCAAAACAGACATCGTTGGAATTTCCTTAGGTGATTCTAACATGGTTGGGTCTGGCGGTTTTGAGCTAGGCGTTCAAACATTTAACACGCACGTCCAATGCTACGCGACCACCGCAACTATCCCCTATGACATTGGCGAGCTGGAGTGGCGCACTCTTGACCCGAATGGCACAAGCCGCAACGACCAGATGCTTGAAACCTTGCTAGATGACACGACCTATATCGGCCAAGTTCTCGGAGGTAACGGTAACGCCGCGATGCAGATGGCCAGCACGGTTCAGCAAGGAACAGATGCAGAGACGTTTTGGCTTTATCAGGGCGCACAAGGCGGTACGACTGCCTACGACTGGGCATTCGGCGACAACTGGACAACGATGCTTGCAGAATTGCCTGCCGCGCTCACTGCCGTGCCGGGCTCCCCGACCTATGCCGATATCATCTATATCAGTCTTGGGGCGAATGATGCCCTTGGTATTTTCAGCCCGACTTATACCCCCGATGAGTTTTACACCAACTTTAGCGCCTTGCGCAGCCAGATGATTAGCGAAGGCTGGTGGGTGCCGGGAACGACTCAAATACTGCTAGGTGATTTACCCCAAAACGGGGTTATACCCGGCTCATGGGTGGGGCTTGATTACGTTCGGGCGCGACTGAATGACCGCATTGCATTGGTGAGCGGGTATGGATTGGCAATACAACCGGACTTTATCGACGTTCACTACACGCCTGCATCACTGACAACGATGGGCCGCACAGCGGGCGAGATGGTAATTGACCAAATCCCTTGGCAGCAATCAGTGTTTTCTGTTGGTGGCACTAGATTGTCCGTTGGTGGCCAGAAACTGCGGGTGCATTCCCCATGAACTGCCGACTTGTTCAGCGGATTAGAAGCCTCGGCAGGAAGGCACTGCGAAGTAATCACCTATTATCAGATAAGTGGTGGAATCCGTGCGGGGTTGTGAATGGGTATTACACCAACTTAGCTCCTGATGATGGCCCTATCGGCAAACCGGATAACCCCGGCGCAAGGGCTGGGCTGCACGAGAACACTGGTCAGAAGAATGTCAGCGTGGAAGTTGTTTGGTGCGGTAATTCCCAATATGGAGCCGGTCCGACAGTGTGCATTAACCCTGACGCGAAGGATTTTGGCTTGGGGTTTTGGTACGAAAAACTCCTGTACGGCGGGACATTGGTGTTGTGGGCATTGGGCCGACAACCGAGTGATATACGCATGATTGCCTGCCTGAATGATGCCGGTTATCACACAGACGGAACGCCGGTAAAACTGCGAATGGACGTGATAGGCAATAGCGTGAAGTGCTACAGGGACAATGAACTGATGATTACCGAGACGGTTCCTGATGAATTGGTAGGCTCCACTATTCACGGGTTATCGGTGGACGTGAATGCTGCACAACCGCGACAACCTAACTTACCGTGTGCAGTGGCTCCCTATTCATGGAGGGCGATTTAATGCCTTCGTTTGCCCCTATCGCCTCGATACCGATTGCATCCGGTCCTACGAGTGTCTACGCCCCTGATATTCCGGTGGTGGTGAATCCTTCTGCCTGCTTTGGCTATACCACTGCGGGAGACGTAGCGAGCGGTGCCCTCAAGCTGATTTTAGTGGAAGCCGGTGACTCCGCCTTGGAACCGGACGAATACGCCGATGCTTTGGATGCGATGAATGACTTCATGGCCGCACAGGAAGCCGAAGGACTGCGATTAGGCTACTCCCGCGTCTGTAACGTGTCCGACATTGTGACCATTCCTGACGGGGCTATACGGGCCTTGAAAGCGAACCTTGCCATTGAATTGGCTCCGCAGTTCGGGGGCAAAGTCTCCGCTACCCTGATTAAACAAGCCAATGAGGGAATGAATACCCTTCGCCGGATAGGCGTGAAGATCGGCCAAGCGCGGATGCCTTCGACCCTTCCAATGGGTGCGGGGAACTACTGCTACAGTACATTTTCCAATGATTCACCCTATGCCGAAATGACCCTGAACAACAACCGAAGGGTCACAGATATCATCGTGGCGGCAGGAGCGGAGAAGGCGCAAGGGTTTTGGTCTATTGGCAGGTTCTCCGGCCTGTCTCCTGACATTTCGGGGCGAATCATCAACAACGGGCCTAAACGCACTTACCAACTGAGCGCAGACCTGACCCTTGTGGCCGATGACGATATTTTAGAGTGCGTGGTGGGCTTTGTGCGGAATGCGCAGTTTGTCCTGTACACAACCCTAGAACTATCCACAACCGCAGCCAGAGCGGTGATAGAAGGCTCTGTTGAGCTAGAGCAAGGGCAGTACCTCGACATTGTGGTTGCAGACGTTTACACCACAACTGACATTACCCTGACTGACGGGGTGGTCAAGCTATGGTAGACACCGTACTTCCCATTGCGAACGGCTTCTACACTTCGGATTCCCTGCCGGTATCCGCGCAGAACTGCGTGAACTGGTATCCCCATGTGAACGAAGCGCCTGCGCTGAATGCAGAAATCCTTTTTGGTACGCCGGGTGTTTCAGGCGGTATTTTGTTCGGCGATGAGCCTTGCCGTGGAATGGCCGTGTTCGGCGACAGGGTATACCCCGACAAAGTCTACTTTGTGAACGGCAACAATCTTTATAGCTGGGATGGTGTGAGTCCTACTGTTACTTACATTGTTCCAACAGTGATAGGCGGCGTGACAGGGACCGGATTAGTATCAATGGCGGTTAGTCAATCGCAGTTAATGATTTTGGTGCCTGGTGGTGAGGGGTTCATTGTTGAAAAGGGTTATGGTGTTGACCCAGATACACTTGATCTGATTACGGACGTTGATTTTGTCGCTAATGGACAACCCGAAACAGTAGTTTTTGTAGATGGCTATTTTGTCTGTCCGTGCAGGGAAACCGGAAAGTTCATTATTTCAGCAATCAACGACGGTTTATCGTGGAATGCTCTAGATTTTGGCGCAGCGGAATCATTGCCTGACCCGGCGTTATCAGCGGTTGTAGTTCGGAATCAGTTGTACATCATTGGCTCCGGAGGTGTCGAGCAATATTCAAACGTCCCAAACGGAGCGGGGTTTCCGTTTCAGAGGTCCGGATTGTTTTTGGCGCAAGGGGCTTTGACGCCGCTTTCTGTCATCCAGTTCAGCGACACATTTGCGATGATTGGGGGAAGCAAAAACGAATCCCCGGCAGTATGGATGCTTGATGGCAACAGCATGACGAAAATATCCACGTCTGCCATTGACTCACTCTTGCAGGACTTGGTTGATGTTGGCATCAACGACATAAACGCATGGTCTTACGCGCAGGCAGGGCATTACTTTGTCGGGTTTGGATTGCCTGAAACCACGATTGTTTACGACCTGACTACAAGCCGGTGGCATGAAAGGTCATCGCGGATATATGAGGGCGGCGTCTACACGAACGTCCCCTACAGAGTTCAAAGTTTTGCGCTTCTTGGGCAGAAACTGGTCGTATCAGATAACCGCGATGGGCGCATCGGCGTGGCAAGTCTCGACTCATACACCGAATACGATATGGAGATAGTGCGGCCCTTCACGACTCAACCATTCCAGAACAACATGCAACCGTTCTTTGTTCCCAAGCTGGAATTGACGGTGGAAAGCGGCGTCGGGCTTTTGGACGATGCACAGCCGGATAACGCGGTTAATCCTTCCATCACAATGGAGGTATCACGAGACGGGGGCAAGACGTGGGGCCAAACCCGCACCCGGTTAATAGGTGCTTTGGGTGAGTACAACACGCGAGCAGTATGGCGGCGTAACGGGCGGTGCGCTCGCTTTGACGTTTATAAATTTACGATGAGCGATCCCGTAAAGGCGGTAGTGATCCAGCTAACAGCCCAGATAGAGGCCGCAGATGACGCAGCCGCGTAGAAAATTAGGAGGTTCTCTTGGCCCAGCTTGACGCATCACTGCCGATTGTTGAAAAAGATGGAACCATGACGACCATTTTTCGCAACCAAATGAACCGCTACGAAATCCAATTTCCGATAGCGGGTGCCGGTTCGCCCAATGGCGTGGTGGAGGGTTCGTACCTGCAAGAGTACCTCGACGTAACAGGAACGACAGGGTCAATCGTTTACAGAAAGATGTTGCCCGATGTGGGCGGGGATAAGACGCTCGGATGGGTAGCGGTATGAATGAAGGTTATGACATTCGTGGTCTGCTGGCCCAAATGCTTGGGGGGCAGGCGCCACCGCCGCCGCAGTTTACCGGCACTGTTCAGTTGCCCCAGTTTCAGTCTAGGCAGCAGCAACCAGTCCCGCAGCAGCAAGGGCAGGGAATAAACCCTATGCAGGCGCTGAACACCTACAATCAAGCGGCCCCTCTTTGGGGCGGCCAGCCATTGTGGGGCGGTGCTGGCTCAGTGGGTGGTGGCGCGGCTCCGGTATCAGGGTCTATGTCTGGAGTTGGTGCGGCGGCTAATAGCTCATCCGTCGCCAGCACCGGATTTGGTGGCGCTGGTGGTGCTGCGGGCGGTAGCGGAAGCCTATCGTCTGCGCTTGCGGGCGCTGCGCCTTGGGCGGCTTTAGCTTTGGCTGTGATTGCCAACGAATCCAAGCAGCGCGGAGACGGAAATCGCGGCAATGGCGGCTGGGAGCACTTTGGGGATATTGCATCAGGGAAGGTATTGGAGCGCGACCTTGATAGGTACCTGGCACACAACAAAGCAGGCGGTGCTGCAAAGAGAGCCGCGATGATGTCAACGCCTAGCGGTATCGTGAGGAACACAAAGGACTTTGGCGGCTGGCTGAAAGGTCTATTTGATTAGAGGTGATGTATGGGATTTTTAAGCGGCATAACTAAAAACCTTTTCGGTGGTTCCGATGACAGCGGAATCAAAGAGCAGCAACGAGCTAACGACCGATCACAGGCTTACATTGAGCAGCAAACAGGGTTAGCCAGGGGTGACGCGAACAGCCTTTACCAACAGGGTGATTATGCGCGGAATCTCGGTATTAATTTGGCGATGGCATTGATGGGTCAGGCGTTGCCCATGCAGCAAAGGCAGTTACAGATGGGTCAGGCTGACTACCAGAATGCCATACTCGGAAATCAGGATGGAACGCTCGGGGCCGGAACGCCATTTACCTACATGCAAGGCAGTATGCCGCAAGCCTATACCGCCCAACTACCCAGTTTTGGGCAGACGTGGAATGTCGGCAGTACGGCAGCACAGCCCAATGCACCACAACAAGCACAACCTGATGCGTATGCAATGCTTGCGCAAATGTTAGGAGGTCGATAATGGTTTCTCCCGCGTATGGATTAACCGGCGCTAATCAGGCGATTAACGACGCTCGATTCGGTAATGCAATTGCCCTTGGTGGTTATGCAGGCGGCGCGGTTCCGCAGGGGCAGCAGGCAGGCGGCTTACAAGCGGCCTACAGCGGCGCTATGGGCGCACCGGCTCAACAGCAAGCCTTTGCCAACTTCACCGCCTCACCGGGGCAGGAGTGGCTCAGGCAGCAGGCTGAGCAGGGTACGCTGCGGAATGCTGCGGCTATTGGCGGGCTAGGTGGCGGGAATGTCCGGCAGGAGCTACAGCGGCAGGCCATGGGTCTTGCACAGCAGGACTTCCAAAACCAATTCAACAACCTTGGAACAGTGGCAGACCGGGGTTATAACGCGAGCAACGCACTTGCCAACTACAACACCCAACTGCAAGGCGCAGGAGCAGGGTATGCCTATGGCGCAGGACAGGATATTGCTAACAACAGGGCGGCGACTACGAGTGCACTATCTAACTTGTATGGAGGTTATATCGGAAACCTTTCCAGCCTGTTCTCCGGTGCAGGCACGAGTCAGGCGAACAGCAATCAAAGCCTTGCTAGCCTGTTGGCTAACCTTGCGACAGGATCACAAAGTAACTTTGTGGGCGCTTCGCAATTGCCGGGGGTTTCTCAGCAGGCCGGAAATCTGGGTGGCATTGGCGACCTGCTTGGCGGCGCTGGATCGCTGGCCAAAAACATGGGATGGGGGGCTGCATAATGGCTGGATGGGCAGAAGGCTTACAAGGCATGGGCGCATGGTTCAGCGGCCAAGGCCCGCAGTATGAGGCGGCGAAGTCCCTACAGCAACGCAATGAGCAAGAGGACGCTGTGTTGCGGGATGAGCGCCGACGCAAGGCGATGATTCAGGATTACACCATGATTGGCGCGTATGCCGACCAAGGGCAGTGGGATAAAGCCCAAGAGTTGGTGCTGAACCGGCTGGACATGATTCAGAAGCTAGGAGGTAACCCCAAGGATACGCTCGCGCTGTACGAAGCCATAGCAGACCCTGCGCGAAGGCCGGAAGCTAAAGCAGAGCTAGACGCCTTCCGTCAGGCGGGAATCGCTACAGGTGAGATTAAAGCACCATCCGTCACAGGGTCGAAGTATTCCGGCATCTTCACTACTGCCGATAATCAACGCGCAGGCTTGAATAATGAAACAGGTATGGTTGAGCTGCTGCCTTCACAGGGCGGCATTTCTGCGAGAGCGCCAGCGGGCGCAGAAACATCAGGCGGCGCAAAGCGCACTGATATATTCAAAAATGGCGGAGTCATGCAATCAATGGGCGATGGATCGCTACGCTATACCGCGCCAAATGGCCAGCAGTTTACGCCGGATATGCCTGATTGGGCTATAGCGGTTGGCGAGGCAGCTAAGTCAGGTATTGATTATGCGGGTTCAGTTGCTGGCGCACAGACCACAGGCGAGGCAGACGCAAAAGCAGCGGCAGACGCAAAGGCTAGGATAGAGAAGGCGAACCGCACATACCCAGGCTTTGCTGCCCAAATGACTGAACTGGCTAGTGCCTTCTCAGGCACCAACACAGGCCCACTCGCAGGACGATTCCAAGGGCTTACTACCTCAAGCCAAAAGGCAAAGGCGGCGAGAGATATCGCAGAGCCGATGCTAAAGAGCTATGTGAGAGAGCAAGGAGAAGGCACGTTTAGCGATGGCGATCGCCTGCAAATTGCGGATATGTTGCCGAAAGAAACAGACGCAGAACCAGTGGTTATTTATAAAATCGAGCAGCTCGACAACTTCGTTCGGAACAAGATGGGCTACACCGGCCCTAGTTTGCTGGGTGGCTCTGGACTGCCTCCTGCGGGCGTTGCAGCCCCGCGCTTCTTGGGGTTTGAATAATGCCTGTCGCTCGCTTTGAAATGCCTGATGGCCGTATTGCCCGATTTGAGGTGGCTGAAGGTACGACGCCAGAGCAGGCGCAGGCGCTTATTTCGCAGCAAGTAGCGGCAACGCAGCAGCAATCAGCGCAACCCCCACAACCCCAAGCCCCCGCCCCGTCGTTCTATGACCGGCTGCGGGAGTCGCTGATGGGTGGGCGGAAAGTCGCGGGGGAATTTGCAGCAGGCGCTAACCGTGCGGTCACAGGAACACTGGATTTCATCGGGCCGGATACCATCAACGCAGGATTGCGGCTTGCGGGTGTTGATGCTCAAGTCCCCGGCGTTGGCGATGTTGTGGAGTCTATGACAGGATTTCGCCCCGGTCAGGGTGGTTATATGGCCCCAGGTGCAGCGCGTGACGCCGTTGGCGCATTGGGCAGCACCCTTACCGCAGCCGGTGGCTTAGTAAGCGTACCGCGCAATCTAGCAACCGCAGGCGGCGCTGTAGCTGAAGCATTAGGCGTAGGGTCTGCCGCTCCGGTATCGGCAGCAGGTCGCGCATTGACCGCTATGGAGTTCCCCATTGACACCTTGACCGATGCGGCAGGCA